TTCGTCTGAAGCATCTGCGTTTGCTGGCTTTGCTCTCTCATCCTGGAAGTATTTGTAAGAAAGACGCTTCCATTCGTCAAGGCTTCCCATTGGGAGACCTTTGGACTGCATAAGCTTTTCCGTCCTACCTAGCACATTCTGTGCCAATTCGGATTCAAGTGCCCTTTTTGCAGACTGCTCTTCACGAAGTGCCGAAGCCTCTTGAAGCTGTAGATCTCGTTTTTGTAGCTGATTCTGTTCGGCTTTACTAATTGCCCCAGGGATTTCAGCGTATGCACCAGCAGCAATAAGGGGAGCTGTGATTTCCTGAACCTGCTCGGGAGATAAAAGGGGTCCTGTACCAGTCTGGTCTTGAATGGTTGGAATCTCTCGCATCGGAGCTGTATTAGGAAACTGTCCCTGTTGGCTGCCCTGTACAATCTGTTGGCCACGCTGTCCAGGCTGTTGACCCTGTTGACCCTGTTGTACACCAGGCTGTTGAGTAGACACTTCGGCTGTGACATCTGTGACCGTTTCTTCAGTCGTAGGTGCTGTACCCTTATTTCTGTTGGCTATGTTTTGGTAGGCTTCATCAACACCTGTAGCCTTTTTGCGATCTAGGAGCAGCTTCATTATGTCAGACGCTTGGTTCTGCATATGAGGAAGACCGACCGTTGCTTTACCAACCGCTTGTGCAATCTGCATATCAGACATGTCTTTTGTGTCTAGCTCACCTAGTTTGTCTAGTGCTGACATTGCAAGCTGTCGTTGTCCTAGAAGCTTCATCGCATCGCCCATTCCTGAGCCGAAGCTTTGCCCAATCTCTTTTCCTGGGTCGTGCTGTGGAAGTATTTGTACCATTTTAGCCTATCCCCAGTGATTTGAGTCCTGCCATTCCTGCCATCTGTCCTGCACCTTGTCCAAGACCACCAGCAAGACCACCAAGGAATCCTGTTTTCGGTTGGTTGTATACGTTTTCGAACTGTGGCTGCATTCCCATGCCCATCATTCCCTGAAGAGAGCCCATTGCGCTTTGCTGTAGGTTCCCTTTAAGAGCTGCTAGTTTTTCGCTAAGTTCACGTCCAGCCTGTCCCATTGATTGGTTCATTGCTGAAGAACTTTGGCTTCCACCTGTTCCCATGCCTGCAAATCGCTCTGCAATCCCTGGAACAGTTTCTTGTTCGAACTGTCTCTTGTATGGAGCCTCGAACTTAGCCATTGCCTCGGGATCGTTGGATAGCATGTCTGTTATCCAGTCCATACCCAAGCCTTGCCCTTGCTGAAGCTGTGGCATCAACTGAGATATCATTTTCTGTTGTTCTGGCGTAAGGTTACTGATTTGATCGAAAGACCCAGGGGTTCCGAACATGCCTCCACCTGATGATGCTGCGCCTAAGCCCGAAGCTCCTGCACCTAGTAGTGACATTAGTGCCATCATTGTCATTGGATCCATGTCATTCCTCCTGTTTGTTAAAATTTGTCATGCACTTTCTATCCATTCCAGTACGATATAGCACTGCGTGTAGGATGAATAATCTATGCCTGTAATCACGTTAACGTTTGTCCCATCGACCGTCACCTCGATATTACTTCCAGCTACATCCGCAAACGGAAGGGGAAGGTATGTAGTTCCTGGAATGCTTGCCACACCACCTATGTAGGTGAATACTGTGTTGCTTGTGACTGGTATTCCGTGCGCCCCTTGAGACGTTCCTGCATTCTGTAAAGCCCCTATATTAACGACCGTCCTTGACCCATATCGAAAGAGGTTTGGATTCCCTGGCGTAAACCATGTTTGCCCAGTAATCGTATCCGATATGTTTTCGCCCCCTGCATCTATGCTGGCATCCTGGTATTGCCCTATCTCACGGGCGTTGATAGCTTCCGCTGCCTTAATGAGATAGTCCGTCAGGATTAACCGAGCTTCATTCCAGTCTTCTGGGATGATGATGTTCGGTGGAACGTACGGTCCTTGTGTTTCTGGAGGTCCAAAGTTATCAGTCATAGAACGTGCCTCCATGTTTTACCAATGCAGACGTTATAAATGGGCTGGTATGTAGTCCCATAATCTTTCGCTATAGAGGATACTTTTTCACCATCTGTATAACGTCTCCTTATTTCAATAACCTTTCTTTCATCTAATTTCGTTTGTGGCAGCATCTTTCCGATGGCATGTCTTCCTTTATCTTTCATATCTTTAAGGTTATCTTGTAGTGTACCCACCCATAAATGATCAGGATTGAAGCACAAACGATTATCACAGGTATGGCAAATACATTTTTCTTCAGGTATTGGACCCTTGAATACCGCGAAACTGATCCGATGAACTAGTGTCTTTCTTTTCTGGTCTCTTTGACCAAACGTTCTTCTCCCATAACCTCTATGGTCCACTTGCCCCTGCCATTCCCAGCACTCTCCAACAATTTTTCGTTTCTCTAACAGTGCTTTCTTAACTTTATCAATATAGTCTGATTTCTCCATAGCACGACCACAACCACAGCTATTCTTTTGACCGTAGTTTAAGCACTTTGTTGTACTTGTGGTTATATTTCCACAGTCACACTTAAGCTCCCAAATGCTCTTGATATCATTATTTCGTCCTATATATTTCACTGCTACAAGCTTCCCGTATCGTTTACCTGTTAAATCTTGAAATTTTGGCATTTCAACCTCCTGTTTGGTTGAAAATATAATACCATTTTTCATATGTTTAATCAACTGCAATTCCCTCCTTACTCAGTCCACGAGCCTACCTCCATTTTCTGCCCATACGATGATCGCATCGATCAATACGTCGGAACTTGTGATTGATGGGGTAAACATCTGCCTCTCAATCAAGGTTAGTGTGTAGTCGAAGAACTGGGCATCGGTTGGGCAATAGAATCTATGCCACTCCTTATCCTTTCCTAACGTGCTAAACTGCTCGATCTGGGTGGAAATCACGTTGTTGAAGAAGTCGTCTTGACCAGCATTTACTGGGGAAGAGTCGTTGTAATCGGTGTATATATCGACTGCAATCTCTCCATTCGATGTGACCGTAGAAAGGAAATCCAGGTGACCGAGGAACGTTTTCTTTCCCCCGTCTAGGAAGTTGAACTTCTTTGACTTGGCAGTGAATCCCATGACTCTTTCGATTGTTCCACACCCAAGATACGTTCCCGATGGAACAACCTGACCTATGGTGGTTGCATCCAGATTCTGGATTGCTCCACTATTGGTGTATGCCGTGAAACCCGTTGTGTCGATATCGATTGTCACAGCGTTCAATGTTGTTGATACCACTAGTCCATCTAGACCGTTTATCTCGGTCATTCCTGCGACTTGATCAATATAGAAGTGCTGACCTTCGTTGAAGTTATGCCCTACTGCGGTAACAATTGCTTGAGTTGCTTGGCTTAGGCCAGTGATCGTTGTCCTTGGCTTTGTCCAGAGTCTTATATTGTTGGAATCGCTGCGCTCTACAGAAAAAACCCTATCGTTTAGCTCTGTTGCGCCTCCTCCAACTATGTTGTCAATTCTGATGTACTCATTCGGCCCTTTCTGGGCTGGCGAGGTAGATTCTAGATTGTGATCCAGAACTTCGATGCTGACTATGCCAGCTCCCACCGTGATTGACTTGATGTACAATGCAGGTGAGTTGTTCACCCTCTGATTCAGAATTAACACGAACCCTTGTTGGTTTCCTGCAATGATGTTTGGAAACTGCGACTGTAGCTTTGCCGAGACCCATGAAAAGCTAGCTTCGTCCCACTGCTGGTCGACTAAATCTGCCCATGTGATGTCGTTAAATCTCTGGAATTCACCGAATGCTGTGAAGGCATCCTTGAAAATCGCCCATGTTTGGTTGTGATAGTTGAAAACTAGCAGTCTGTCAGGAAATTTCGCCTGTGTTCCAGCATCTGGAAACGTCCAGTATACGATTCTCTCGAAAAAGTCTCTGATACCGTGGACTCGTAGAGGCCCATCGCCTCCATTATTGTGAATGTTGAACACTTCATCTGGGATATTCTCATCAATTCTTGTAACTGAGTTACCGTCACACGAGTTGATTGACTTTTCCCCTACTGCTAGGATTCCTCGATCAAAAGGAACCATGGAGAAAGTGGACTCGCTACCCAATTCTTTGTTAATTCTCTCCCATACGAATGGGAGTATTTCATTACCTGTGTAACGTAATGCCCAGTGAGACCGTTCGAATCCCACAACGAGTAGGTCACGAACAAAATCGGCGGACACAATTCGTTCGTTCGTAGGAGCATCAACATATCCACCTCGTCCTTTTACATCCGAAAGCCATTCTACCAGAGTTGTTGGCACTGTTCCTGCTGCAACGGATTGAAATGGTGTTCCATTCTGAGACCATCTAGCTCTCTGTGCGAACTGACGGCTACCAGCAAGTGTTGTTCCCTCTAACGTATTTAATGCCACCATGCGCCCTTTATAGGGGATCATGAGCAACGTTTGATGCATCTTAGTACTACCGCCTACTGTAGGAGCAAAGTTAAACCATATTGTGCCGTCGTATATGCGGATAGGATCGCCGCCCGTCCCGCTGAAGTTGGAAGCCCAGAAGTATTGAGCGTTGTTATTTGAGTACCAGTAGTTGGCTGTGTAGAAGAATTCACTGTCAGAGCCAGACCACATGGTCGGAGGACTTAGCTCGTCGAACTTCCTAGAGGTGTTGTTATATTTGTACGTGTAGCGAGTGTCAAACCCTATGGTTTGCTCGGCATTGATTGCTGCTAGCTCACGTTTCGGTAGTCCCATAACTGGGAGACCAGGGAAATACCCCATGGTTAACGCTGTTGTTTTAGATGCTACAGCACCAGTGATTGTGACTGCACCTGTTGCGTAGTTGATTGTTCCAGTAGCTAAGAGTGTTCCTGTTAGGATTCCAGCTCCGTCGTCTGTGATTGTCTCAGCAGTACCATCCGCATCGACTACCATGGAGAAGCTTCCGCACTCTACGCTTGCATTAGGTTCCAGTACGAAGAGGGATTGATCAGAAATCCATGAACCGCCAATAGTGAAAGCACCACCGCCTGCCTGAGTCACTTCGAATGTAGTAGTGGTGATATTTGCGATGACATAGGTGATGTAGTTGAGTTGCTTAGTTCCTCCAACGTCTGTAAAGACAACTGAATCGCCATTGCTTAGGCCATGAGGAACAGTAGTAGTGACGACGTTGGTAGGGTCACCTGAAACATCGATAGCACTGATGTAACCCGATAGAGTCAAAACATTGAACGACCAAGGAGATGCACCAGTTACGAAATAGCTTATGCCTGAATACAATCTTCTGAGTCGTCCGAGCTCATCGTATCCCTGTCGTCTTCTTAATCGACCACGCCACTGATAGATATTCTCTAAATCTTCATAGGCATCATCTGCTAGCACAAACGCATCACGATCCTTAACGAGTCCGCTATCTTGGTAGGTGATTGCTGTTGGTACATATTTGCCCATTATTGAACTCTCCAGCAGATTGCACAGGCTCTAGTGAGATCCGTAATGAGTGAATTGTTCTGGTTCTTGAAGTCGAACTGAATCGATCCAACCTTTACCACATTTCCATACGTATTTGTATTGGTCACCTGCGAGATAACAGGATTGCTTGATCCGTCAAATCCGCTCACACTCCAGAAGTAGTTTGCATCAGGTAACGCTGTAGTGAAGGTAACGAGATATCTTCCTGTTCCTCCTGGCCGAGTCACACCACCTGGAGACACGTTAAGTGCTGTCCCTTGTATTGCGCCTGAGACATTGAAGTTCACAGCTACAACAGGGAGAAGACCTGTAAACAGAGACCCTTCTTTTGTAAGCTGATAGGCTGTAGCGTTAGATTCTGGCCTAGCGTAAATCTCTGGAGTACCGCCTTCATCCTGAGAGAATATGATGTATTCATCACCTTTTGACTCAGGAACTGATGACTGTTGTACAAACGTTACAAATTTGTGTTTGCCTGCGTCAGTTGTCGTATCGTCAAGAGCTACGTGGTTCACAGAAAACTGTGTATTCAACCCTTGAAAGTTGGCTAGCAGATCACCTTGACTCACTGAAAGATCGTCTTTGGGCTGCGGTTTGTCTGGGTCGTATACCATAATTCCCTCCTATACCACCGTAAATGCTTGAAAAATCATTCTATCTAACCGTCCAAGCACGGGGCCTGCGTTGGTAAATGTTGTCCCATCTCTTGGGATATTAGTGCTCCAGGCTCGAAAACTACCTGCCGTGACAGTAGATGCGTATGTTGCTGAACTAAATGGCTGTGCCTGAACCGTTCTCCCTGATGTAATGTTAAAATTCACATCAATGAAGGCTCTATAATCCCAGATGTAGTCGGCAGTTGGAAGATTTTTTGTGTATGTGATGAGCCAGTCACCAAAAATATTTCTACCTTGTTGCAAAGCTTGTTGTGGCACTACTGATGCCACGTTGAACGATAGAGGAACTTTGATCGTTTCTCCTTCTTCGTCCAGCTCTTCCCTTTCGATGATGTTTCCTTGGAAGTCAAACACAACGAACGCCCGTAGTACTAGGCCACCAACGACAGGACCACCAAGCGAAGTAATCTGGTTACCTGCAGCGTCACCGTCCCTTCTGTAATATACTTCTGTGCTTCCAGCGTTATCTTGCGTGAAGAGGTTAATTTCATTGGTTTTTGGGACTGGCTCGGATGACTGCTCCACGAGTGTAGTCTTCTTGTGAGCTCCAAGGTCGTCATCATTTCCGTCTATTAGAGGTACATGGTCGCCGATGTTCTCGTCTTCGGTAGGCTCTTTTCCCCAGAGTTCGTTAACGGTTTCAAAGTTGCCGATCATGTCCTTTTGAGACTGAGCAATGAAGTCCGTTGGCTGTGGAATCGCTGGTTTATAAACCATTATCTACCTCCAAATCCTTGGCCGCCTTGGGCGAATCCTGCCTGGTCTGTAAAGATTGTGGCCGTTCTCTCTGGAGCTTGTTGGGTCGCTGTCCTGTAAAGGATCAGGTTCTCTTGCTCCTTAAAGAATGGGATCAGATTTTGGATGCTCTCCATGTCTTGTCTGTCTTGTAACACTTTGATCGCTGCACCGAATGCTATGTACTGCCACCACTGCTTAACGTCTGTAGTATTGGACGAGCTATGGTCGTCGCTGCTTAGTAGCTGTGATGGGGTTTGGTATACCTCGATCGCCACACGATACACCTTGTCTGGGACTGGGCGTAGGATAAAGTAGTCTTGGTAAAAGAGCATTGCACCAGGGCGGCTTGCTTGGTATGCAGAGAATCTAGCGTTGAGGTTTTCCGTTGCGTCCACTGTATTAGTGAAGGTGATGGTACAAACTCCTGTAACGTAATTAATTGCTCCAGTCAGAGCTGCTCCAGTAACGTTATCAATCCATGTACCAACATTACTTGCTGGTGAGGCAGGAACGTCGCTAGCTGAAAGCGTGGAACCGTCACTTGCTGTTGCTGAGACTGTGACTTGTCGTTTTAGGACTGGAACAGAGGTTAAAGTGAAAGTGTATGGGCCTGCTGAACCATCGCCTGCCCCTGCGTTCTGTTCCGTGCTAAGTCTTGGATAAATCTTGAAGAATTCGTCTTGTGACTGGGAGTAAAATGACTGGTATCCATCGATGTAGACAGGAGGCAAGACAGCTTGGTATTTGTCTGTGTCGAATGAATAACGGTCTTCATTAGGTATGGTGAAGAATTCTAGGTTGGAATGTAGGTTCCAAATCTTCAACGCTGACGGAAAATCTTGTTCGTAGAAGGTGTCAATATACTCTTCTAGGTCAGCGTTCGATAACTGATTGGTGGAGGGCGATGCGGTAAGCCTTCGTACCTTCTTTTTGATCTGTGCTAGCGTGCTTAAACTCATCTTTTACCCCGTGATGCTTGTATCGTTGTCTTCGACCCCCGTGATCGGCGTTACCTGTGCTTGCGTAAATGAAGGGTCGCTTCCCGTGGTGTAGGGGACAGCAGGATCGACAAACGTGTCTAATGCACTGGTATTGAGATCAACGGTGAACTGATCTGTTGCAGGGATGGCAACAACTGTTGCTTCGACGTACTCAACCGTCATCCCATAAATAGCTGGTATCAACAAACGGAGCTTCTGGCTAATCGCATAGCCATGGTCTTCAGTTGTCGTTACCTCGCCTTGCAATGCGTTGGTAACTGCCGAGATTAACCTGCGTCTAGGTTTAAAGTTCGACAGAATAGCCATTACGCAACCGCAAACGTTGTGGATTCGAAGTTCATTCGAGACTTTGGCTTACCTGAGGTGTTTAGCAAAGGGTTGCCATCGGCTCCTAAAATGTGAGAGTGAACAGCGTAGTTGCAATTCTTGTTCAGGTGTCGAGCGACTGCCAAAGGCACTTCGTACGTTTCACCATCGAACATTGTATACCACTGCGTAGAGTCCCACTTGTACTTGCGGAATGCGAACTTTACGTTTCCACCAACAGGCTCTAGGCATCGGAAAACACCCTTCACCAACTTACTTTCTTCTTTCCACATGCGATAAACTTTGTCATCGTCGGCAGAGTCACAAGTGACCTGATCTCTGACTTTTTTATCTTTCTTCCACTCTTTGAACTCTTGGATATCTGAATCAGAGAATTCGAAGGCGGTTTCAGCTTTTTCGGCTGCTTTTTTGGCTGGGCCACGTCTTTTCACCACTTTCTTTTCCACTTCCTTCACTGGAGTCTCTGTCTTAGGCTCGATCAGTGCGGTTGCTTCTTCTTTAATTTCGTCTGTCATGTCTGTTCCTTTATTTTTGGAAAAGGGGGGAGACAATTTGCCCCCCCCCTCATAGGTTTACTCAGCTAGCGTATATCCGCTTGCAAGGGCTTCCCAGTAGATCACATCGGATGTGCTACCAGCAGGGCCGTCGGGTCCTGCTCCTAGTTCCATCACGATCTGAGCCGTGTTATCCATTGCACCAGCAAGAGTTGACGAAGCATCTCCAACAGGAACGATGTGCGCAGGTGTAACACCAGCAGCAGCTACCGCACTTATTGGGAATGCAAATGTTGTAAACCCACTAGCATCAATGTCAAGAGTGACAGTGTTATTAGCAGTGCTTACAGCAGTGACTTCGCCAATGAGATCATTCGCTTCGATCATTCCGTAATCTGCGGAGACCTTTAAACGAATTTTCTCACCTACTGCCATGCCATGATCTACAGCAAAGGTAACAACCATAGGATTCGCAGCAGTAGCCGCAGTAATCCTATTCGCTTGAGGCGAATAAATTGGGTTGTTAGGGACCTTACGTACAAATCCAGCCGTTGCAACTGCTGCAAATCCAGACGAATCTAGGTAAGCCAACGTGAAGTTGTTTGCTGCTACAGCCGCAATCGTAAAGTCATAGCCAGCGATTTGTAGCATGCCAGTCGTTCCGTAGATACGGACTCGATCACCATTGCTATAACCGTGTGCTGTGACTGTTACCACTGCTGGGTTTGCTTGTGTTACGTCAGTACCTGACGTTGCTTGTGCTGCACCTAGAACCTGGCTAGATTGATCAACACGGGTGAAACCACCTGTAGTAATCAATTCCAAATCCAAAGCGTTAACACTGTTCTGTTTTGTAAACATGAACGCTTCGCCGTCAGCTTGACCACGTTGCCATTCAAATTTACACCCACGACCAGTTGTCTGAGTCGTTGCACTTTGGGTACGGTTCCAAACTCGAAATACATTGAAGTCAGAACGTAGTGCGATATTGTGCGCAGCTCCATCACTAGTGAAAGAACCTGAGGCGATCAATTGTTCAGCCATTTTATCCTCCTTAAATTGATAGGGTGCAGCGTAGGTTAATGATCCAAGCATCGTTTGTGATACGTGGTACTTCGGCGAATTTGTATCCAACCGATGCGTTCAGTGCCAACGGCCCATCATAGATAGGTGGTCGGTAAATGAACTGTGCGCTGTATCCGTCCTGCTCGATGCAGCAGTATGCTTCCATACCAGCAACGAAACAGTTGTAGACAGTGTTTCCGTTCAAGGAAGCGTTAGCGTCGGACGAACCGATTGAGCTAAGTAGCCATCTTGAATTGGAAATGGATCCCCACTCTGGGCGAAGAACCTGGTCTTGGTTAGGATACTGACTCTTACTAATAAAACCAGTAACTCTTTCTAAGTCACCAATTAGATTAGTATTTGCCATTACAAAGTAACTATCTCTTACTGGAGCAGTACCAAACCTATCTTCACCTTCGATGCTGTCACTAATAGTGTAAGCATCCGCTGAAGCTAGAGTTTTGATAACTTCGTCCACATCGGAGCGAGCTAGTTCTGTTGGGTTGTCACCGTTAGTACCACCAACACAGTTGATGAAGGAAGCCGTAGCTGCCAACATGTTTCTGGTTAGCTCGTCCTCGGTTTGGCGAAGTGAAACGCCCAACCTTTTAGCGGCTTCGTTTAGAACTGGATCTTGAGATTGCAGCGTAACTTGCTCGTTCAATACGACATAAGTACCATAGAAATCCATCTTGGCATCAATATCGATTGCAGTAAGCTGTTGCGCTGGGGGGTAAACACCGCTGTTTCCTAAAGGTACTGTAGCAGTAGCCAATGGGTTATAACGACGCATTCTTAGGTCCGTACCACCGTTTCTCGGCATGTTTTTGAGCATTGCCGGGATTTTGTGAATCATGTACGGAGTTGGCACGCTCAGAAGCTTAAACGAAAAGCTTTGCTGAACTGGT